TTTTATGACGTCTTTACAGGATCTGCGCGAGAGGGCACACGCGCTCCAGAAGAAGGCGGACCGGAAGGTTAAGCAGATTGCTGCGGGCACGTATCATCCGCGCGGCACTAACTGGGACTTGGATAACGGGAAGTATGGTGTGGATATCTCGGGCACTAAGTATGATCCGCGCCGAAGCAATATCGATCGGATGACGCGGCGCCAGGTTGAGGCGCATATTGAGCGCTTGGAGAACTTTAATAGCAATGTGGTCGGCTATTATCGTGGCGCGCGTAAGGGTGACATTATCAGTAAGCGGGCGATGGCGACTGCCTATAACGGGTACAGGAAGCATAATCGGTGGAATGCTGCGGAGCACGAGGAGATTGGTGGCACACCTGTGCCGGGTATGGGTGATATTACGGTGCAGGACTACGACCATGATTTCAGGCCGCGCAGGGCGTATCTGGATGTGGCGGCGGGGCCGACGTATACGCCGAAGCGAATGCCGGTGCCGACGCGCTACCAGGATGATGCTGGCGCGATTGCTGCGGGTGAGCGAATGAAGGAGATGCATACCACTAGGGGTAGGAAGAAGTATGTCGACAATGCGCGCTCTCAGATCACCAAGATGATTGACTCCCTGGATGACCCGGGTTTTCTTCCTAAGATTCTGGAACTTAATGATGAGCGCTTGTGGTTCTTGTGGACGTCGTCATCTAAGTTTGCGGCGACCTTGTCTGAGATCTATTTCGCGCAGAAGGCCGTTGATGAGCCGGGTTCTCAGGCCGACTTGCAGTTCGAGGAGGCGATCATTAATTCAGTGGATGAGCACAAGGATAGTTTGATGCAGATGTATGAGGAGGCCGCCAATGTTGAGTTCAAGCCTACACCTGAGCTCGCAGAGAAGCGGCGCCGTGAAACGAGGAAGCGGGCGTACAGGAAGGGTCTGCGGACAAAGGCGCGGAACAAGCGTAATAAGAGTCGCCGACCTGGAGACTACGACTGACCCACAGGATTGTCGTGTGTGGGCGTGGGCAAGCGTGAATGTGGGTAACGAGTCAGACTATGTGTGTGGCACTGACATTAAGAGTTTTATCAGGTACTGTCGCACGCATGCGTCGATAACTTATTTCCACAACCTTGGTTTTGATGGCGTCTTTATCATGGACTATCTACTTAAGCGTGGCGTCACCTGGGTGAAGAAGAATCCACAGGAGGGCGAGTTCACGACTCTTATTGACAGGCTCGGTAAGGTGTACTCGATAACTGTCAACCTGGCCGGCAGTATTACTGAGTTCAGGGACTCGTACAAGAAACTGCCCATGAAAGTGGCCGAGGTGGCGCGCGCGTTTCACCAGGATGAGGGGAAGGGGGAGATCGACTATAGCGCGCCACGGCCCGTGGGGTACTCGCCGACGGATGAGGAGTGGGACTATGTTCGGCGTGACGTTGTGATTGTGGCTCGTGCGCTGAGGGAGACACTGGCTGAGGGGATGACGAGACTGACTGTGGGGTCGGACGCGATGGCTGAGTATAAGGGCCTGATTGGTGGGGAGAGTCGTTTCCGTAATTTCTTTCCGGCATTGTCGGCGGATATGGATGATGATATCAGGAGCGCGTACAAGGGTGGTTTTACTTATGCGGACAGGCGGACGGCGGGGAGGATCGTGGGTGAGGGGAGCGTGTATGACGTGAATTCTTTGTACCCGTACGTGATGCATGAGCGGCCCCTCCCTTATGGTCAGCCGACTGTTTTTGCTGCCGCTCCGCCGGATGAGGGACTGTGGACGGCGACGGTAACTTTTCAGGCGCACCTGAGGGAGGGCCACATTCCGTGTATTCAGGTTAAACGGAACGTGATTTTCAGTAGTACAGAGTATCTTGAGGATATTCCGGAGCCGGTGACGGTGGCGGTGTCGTCGGTGGACTGGGCGCTGTGGAATGATCACTATGATATTTGGGGCGTGGAGTGGAGGGGCGGTTTTTCGTACCACTCGCGTACGGGAATGGTGTCGTCATATATTGATAAGTGGATGGAGGTGAAACAGAGTTCTACAGGCGGCAGGCGCACGATCGCTAAATTGTTTCTTAATTCCTTGTACGGAAAATTTGCGAAGAATACCAATGTGACAGGCAAGCGCCCCGTGCTGGAGGGAGATCACGTGGCGCTGGTGCTGAATGATTTCGAGCAGTGTGAGCCCGCTTACACGCCTTTGGGTATTTTTGTGACGTCTTGGGCGCGTGATTACACGGTGCGCACGGCGCAGAAGAATTACGGCAGATTCTTGTACGCGGATACTGATTCTCTTCACGTGCTAGGGCGCGAGCCATTGATTGATGTGGACGTGCATCCGACTCGCCTGGGTGCGTGGAAGCATGAGTCCGATTTTGAGTGCGCGATCTTTGTGCGGGCGAAGCAGTACTCGGAGGTAGTGAATGGGAAGGCTGATACGCATATTGCGGGTCTGCCGAGGAGTGTTGCGGCAAGTATTTTTCCTGAGGATATGTTGCATGACTGCACGTGGTACGGTAAACTCGTGCCCAGACGGGTCCGGGGAGGAGTCGTCCTGAGGGAGACAACTTTTAATTTTAAGGCAGTGAGGAACGATGGCTAAGAATTTTGTGAATCTGACGGCGCGTGTCCCTGAGGATGTCTGTGCTTTTCTTGATGAAGTGCACTGGCAGTATAAGAACTCTCGCGCGGGCCTGGCACGGATCGCTATCGTAGAGTGGTGTCAGGCACACGGTTTTGACGAGTGGGCTGCGGCTCGCCGTCCTCAGTCTCCGGACTCCGATAGTGAGTGAGTGATATTTATTTCACTGATTACGGGTGAGGCCGAGAAATAAATATTTTCGTCTGATCAACGGCTCTCACCACTGCGGACAATCCGGTGAAAAAATGGTAGGGTGGAAGTGCAGAGCACTATCCACCCTACCGCTATATTTAGGAGGATAAATGGATTTCGAGGCGCTTCTGGGGCTCCTCCAGGATCCGGGCGACCAGGTAGTGCCGCCCACAATCTATGACGACATCAGGTCCATGTACACAGGCCTGTCCGACAATTTTTCGTCCGCTCAGGCCAAGATCGGTGAGCTCACGGATGCTAATAGTACGCTCACCGAGCAGCTGAACGCGATGAAGGCCGCCAACTATGACCTGCTTACTCAGGTGCAGGGGGCTGCGGAGAAGGTCACCAGTGATGGCGACAGCGACGGTGTCGCCGGCGAGGGCGAGCCTGAGGACAGTGAGGACGACGGTAGCATTGACGCGTTTTTTGATAAGCGTGTCGAGGACGAGGACAAGGAGGACTGATTATGCCTAAGCGCGATATGGGCACTATCCGGGATTTCGACAACTATGAGATGCTTGCCCGCATCAAGAATGGAGCGTCTCTTGACTACAAGGCGCGGATCCCGGACACCACTAAGGGTAATCTTTCTCAGACTCTTGCGGCGCTGACGCGTTACCCGCAGCACTGGAACGAGTTTACGGACGCACTGATCAACCGGATCGGCACATACTATACGCGGGATATTTCCTGGAAGAACCCGCTTTCCGCTTTCAAGCGCGGCATGCTGACTAATGGTGACACTATTGAGGAGGTGCAGACTGGCCTCATTAATGCGTACGAGTACTCGGCGGACCGGGATTACATGGAGGAGGCGCTTTTCGCGCAGAAGCGCCCGAATGTTGCCTCACAGTTCCACACCGTGAACCGACAGAATGTTTACAAGATCACGGTCAACAGGGATATTCTGCGACGCGCCTTTCTTGACGAGTCGGGCCTGGAGACGTATCTGGCGCAGATTCTCTCTGTGCCGACGACGTCGGACCAGTGGGATGAGTTCCTGACCATCTGCTCGCTTTTCGCAGAGTATCACGCGAATGGCGGATTCTGGCACGAGCACTGCGCGGACCTGAGGTCGCTGAGCGCGTCTGAGGCTGATGCGAAAATGTTGATCAAGCAGGTGCAGGCCTACGCCGGTAACCTGTCTTTTATCTCGCGTCAGTACAATGCGGCGCACATGGAGACGTACGCGAACCCAGACGATCTTGTTGTCATCACGACCCCTGAGGTGAAGGCCAATATTGGTGTCGAGGCGTGGGCAGCTGCTTTTAATGTCGAGTACGCGCAGATGAAGGGTCGTTTTGTCGAGATCCCGAAGGAAAACTTCGGCATTGACGGGGCCCAGGCGATTTTGACGACGAAGGATTTCTTCGTTATTGCGGACAACCTGCTGGAGAATCAGTCCCAGGTGAACCCGGCGGGCCTGTACACGAATTATTTCCTGCACCACTGGGAGGTTATCTCAGCCTCGCTGTTTGTGCCGGCGGTTCTTTTTTGGACGGGTGCGGCCGATAATTCTGTGACGATTCGCCCGTCGGAGATCGTGCTGACTGTGCCGAAGGTGACGTGGGTTGACGGTGTCACTGACGTCTCAGACACTCGCAAGGCGGTGCCAGGCAAGAAGTACGTCGTGCAGACGAATGTGGCCGGCAAGAATGTCGACAATGTTGATTTCGGACTCTACTTCAATGTTATCGGCGCGTCCTCTCAGCACACTAAGTGCGATAATGCTGGTATCCTGACGATCGGTGCCGATGAGACGTCGCCGAAGATCACCGTGTCGGTGACCCTGGGTTATATTGATCCGGCGTCCGGTAAGAGGGTCAGTAAGAATCCTGTCACTATTGTTGTGCCGGTGAATGAGAAGGCGGCTGCCGCTCAGTGGCCGAATACTCTGTAATATCGGTAGTATCTTAAGGCAATTGCCCTACCACTATTACTGTGGTAGGGTTTTTGCATGCCAAGAATCGACTCTGATCCTCGCCCCGGTGATTTTGGCCTGGATTTTGACTACGCCGTGTGGACGCCCAACACACACGTCTCGCTCTCGGAGGTGCGGTGGGACTCTACGTATAGGGATGTTGTTTGGTTCAATAGCAACGCCGAGAGGCTCGCGTACCTAAATCGGAAGAATTTCTCGATTAATGTCGAGAACCTGACCTACTGTGCTCAGGGGATGCCGATCAGGATTGATGTTCCATTTTCAGTGGTTAACCAGTTCAACTACCTGTACGCCCACAACAGAAAGGGTGTAGGCGGTGCAGAGCACTACTTTTTCTATTTCATCACCTCAGTACAGTATGTGGCTCCGAATACTACTGAGATTACAGTGCAGCTAGACGTCTGGCAGACGTACTACAAGGAAATGAATTTCGGTCGCTGCTACGTTGAGCGTGGCCACATCGGAATCGCCGCAGAGAACGCCTGGGAAAATTACGGTCAAAAATATTTGACGTGTCCCGAGGGCCTCGACATGGGCGGCGAGTACGTGATCGGCCAGGTGTGGGAGGAGAAAATCGCGTCCGTGTGGCGCGAGGACACGGTCGACGTTGGCAATTTTGATGTTATTGTTGCATCTACTGTTGACCTGGAACTTCCTTTTGGAACAGAGGACGACCCACAGCTGCACACAGCGTCAGGGTCGCGCGCGGAGGGCCTACCGAATGGGTGCTCACTCTATGCGATGACGGCGGGGAATTTTGAGACCCTGGCTCAGTCGCTGGCCTATGTGCCGTGGGTGTCTCAGGGGATTATCTCCATTATGGCGATCCCTAAGGGGACTATTAATTTTGAGAGCCTGCCGACGCCGAAGATTACGACGGCGACGACGTCTACCCCGGACGCGAAGGACAAGAAGCACCGGGTGACTCGCCCGGGTGCTGAGATCTATCCTCTTCCAAAGGGCTTCGGCAAGGAGGGCGTAGATAACAACAAGAATATTGTCCTGGCAAAAAATTTCAGGCGGCAGGACGTAATTCCGGAGCGTTACAGGCACTTGCACAAGTTCCGCACCTCTCCTTACATGATGCTTGAGGTGACATGCTTTACGGGTACCCCTCTCATGGTGCGACCCGAGAGCGTGAAGGACAATAACCTTGAGGTGACACAGTGGAGCCACGTGGTGCCGCCGTCGCCCCGGATTATGTTCACCATTAACAAACACAATCAGGCACTCCCTGGTGACGGCGAAAATAATTACTGGTCGGAACACTTTGATGCGATGACAGGTATCACTGATTTTCCAACATTTGCTCTGACAAATAACGGGTACTTGAACTACATGGCGAACAACGCCCATACTATTGCTTACCAGTACTCCTCCGCCGAGTGGTCCCAGCAGAAGGCTCTCCGCGGCGCGAGCACTGCGTACGCTCAGGCGGCGGCGTCCCGCCAGCAGGCACAGACGGCGACCGACATGACGAATGCTTTTGAGAGTCGACGCACGCAGTACAATGCGAATAATGCGCTTTTGTCGTCGGGGGTGCACACTGCTGCGAGCGCTATCGGTAACCTCATGGGTGGCAATCTTGGTGGTGCGGCCTCGACAGCGCTTATGGGCGGATTCGATATGGGTATGCAGTACGGGTCTACCCTGGAGAATCAACGAATGATGAACGAGCAGCGCTCCGCCATGACGGCCATGAGCAATTCGTACGGCCAGTACATGGCGGACACGAACCTGGAGATGGCAAAATTTGCCGCGAACGGCGACTACGCGAACACGATTGCCGCGATTAACGCAAAGACCCAGGATGCTCGAATGATTCAGCCAACTATCTCAGGCCAGATGGGCGGCGACGTGTTTAATCTTGTGACCGACGCGTGGCGTATTGTGTGTCGTCAGAAGGTCTTGGATATTGGTTCCATGACACGCATTGGTGAGTTCTGGCTGAGGTATGGGTATGCCATGAATGTTGCCGTGGTGCCTCCCGATAACTTGCAGGTAATGTCCAAGTTCACGTACTGGCAGATGTCGGAGACCTATATTTATGCGCCGGCCTGCCCTGAAGGTTTCCGTCAGGCTATTCGCGGTATTTTCGAGAAGGGTGTGACCGTGTGGTCGGACCCGAACTATATTGGCAACACGGACTATGCCGACAACGAGATTCTGGATAATATTAGGATTTGATCATGAATGACCCTGTAGAGAATCAGATATATCGCCCGTTCCTTAATGGTGGTCATATTCTGCAGAATAACGCCAAGAATCGTGAGGGTGTTATCCGCCGAATGTACCGGCGCATTATCTCCGAGATGTGTGTCAATCGCTTCAACTGGCAGGGGCTCCCCGATACCGTTGACAAGCGTTATCTGGAGCAGAACCTGCTTTTCGACGCTCTCTGCGTCTTCTACTATGACGATGAGTACGCACGCTACATGGCCCTGAGAGCCACGGGACTCGGCGAGCTTAATATGTACAACAACCCCACGGAGTTTACGGTCTATGGTAATCTCATGTACTCCAAGAAACTCAACGCACGACAGTGCGTGCCCATCTGGAGCAACTATATGCGCGTGCCGGACCTTGACATTATTGACGTCTACTCTGAGCGTCTGACGACAATTGCGCGCACGTTTGAGATTGATATGCTTCACGCCCGTCACCCGTTCGTGTTTGCTGTCAACAACAACGAGTACAAAACTTTCAACAATGTTTTCGAGCAGATTGTCGACGGCCAGCCCGCTATTTTCGGCACAGACATGCTGACCCATGACAATATGGCCCAAAAAATTGCTGCTTTTAATACGGGCATCTCCCCTGAGACACTCCGGTACGTGTCTGAGGCGCTCACCCGCACCTGGAACGAGTGCATGACCATGCTTGGCATCATGAACGTGAACTCCGAGAAAAGAGAAAGAATGGTTGTGGAGGAGGCGTCCGGCTCGTCCGGCCAGGTGCTCGCAATGCGCGCAGTATCCCTGAATGCCCGGCGGCAGGCGGCGGAGGAGATCAACAGAATGTATGGTCTGGATGTGTCGGTGGAGTGGAATCTTGACGATAACTCGTCTCCCGGCTCCACGCTGCCGCTGGGGACGACGGACCTGACTGAGATGAACCCGAACGATGGGGGTGGTATTGATGGCTGATTTTACTATGGAACTCCGGGAGGTTATTGCCCGGAATGGTGAGACGGGGATTGGTCTTGACCGGTACCCGATTTTTGACGAGGCGTACCGTGAGTATCTGAATGAACGCATTATCGATCATTATTTCTATAATGAGATCGGGTTGGAGAGCGTTGATATGTGGATCCGACAGATGCACACTAAGATGTGTGAGATCATGCCGTACTACAATAAACTTTATCGCTCGGAGATGATCGATATTGACCCGCTGTCCACACAGGACACTCGCAGTGAGACGGGGCAGAAGTCGGCGGCCATCTCGGACAGCAACGGGTCTCAGACGGCGGACCAGCGGTCCCGGACGGACTCGACGTCGGACGGGACATCTAGGACGGTGCAGTCGCAGATGCCTCAGGCACGCCTGGCGGGCAGCAAGGACTACGCCACTGCTGCCACTGACGTGGCGTCGAAGCAGAGTGGCGTGAATGCTGTGACCGGGGACTCGAAATCCGATTCGTCGAGCCATGCAACAAATTCGAGCGAAACGTCGCAGACATCCCACTCATGGGGGTATACTGGCCATACGGCAGCCCTTATCGCGGCCTGGCGACAGACATTTATTAATATCGATCTGATGATTATCAGTGAGTTGCAGGAACTTTTTATGGGGGTCAGAAGCAGCAATGACAGTATCACCGGCCGCGGGGAATACTACCCCTACACCGTCTATTCCCGAGTTTACTAAAAGGCATAAGTTTGACTCACCTGAGTACTCACTCGTCCCCCACGACTACGCCCTGACAAATACGGTCCCTTTCACCTACCGTGACGGATTCACCTACCTCCAGGTGATCGAGGAACTCCGGAAGTGGGTGAACGAGGGACTACGGAACGCACTCAACGCGTCGTTGGAGTCCTATGCCGCCGACTATAACGAACGCATCTCGAAACTCCTCGACAATGTACGCGACGAGGTCGGACAGTATGGCGACCTGCCAGAGCAGATGGTCGAGCAGTTCCGCAAGTATGTCGCGGACATCAACGATGACCTCGCCATTTTCAAGGAGTCATTGCGCGAGTATGTCGACCGGCATCTCAAGCACGACTACGTTGAGGTATTCGACTGGCTGACCGGCACCCGTCGGCCACTCCAGGACATGCTCTTCGACTTCGACAACAGAGTGCTCGTCAACGGGCTTCTTGCGGCCGATTTTTCTCGTGCCGGCCTGACGGTGGAGGATATTGACTCCCTGCCACTGGATATTCTGGAGATGCAGACGCAGGGGAAGATCTTCCTGGAGTACTGGTCCCGGGAGATCATGTACTCGCCCGTCACAGGCCAGAAAAAGCACTGCAATCACGTCATTATGGACGTCTATGAGTCTACTCTCAAGGGAAGCGCGTCCCTGACCACTAAGAGCCTCAACGAGATTGCGTCCGCGTCTATTGGGGACATTCAGAACTGTATCTGCGGCTAAATTAAGGAGTAAACAATGCCTGCAACTAATCACACGAAGAACTTCTCACTCCCGATCTACCTGAACTCGGACCACTTCAATATTGTTGGCGACCTCAATGGGGCCATGAATAAGATTGACGAGCACCTCGGCGAGGCAATTGTTACGTCAAAAGCGGCGTCGCGGGACGCCACGAGCGCCCTCACTGCCGCCAATGATGCCGCCGACAACACTGCGGAAGCAAAAGAGTCCGCCAAGAGCGCGCTCGCCGTAGTCGCTACCGCGTCCGGCAAGAGCGACAAAGCACTCACCACCGCAAATGACGCCAAGAAGGCAGCCGAGGCGGCAACTTCTCAGGCTAATGCTGCGTCTGCGAGTGCGGCTAGCGCGCTCCAGAATGCTAACCAGGCGAACGCGACAGCAAACTCGGCGCGGCAGAACTCTGAGTCCGCTCTGACTGCGGCCTCACAGGCGAATACCACGGTAAGCAATCTTTCTGCCGGTATTGCTGAGGCGAAGACCGCGGGCGACCTGGCGAATACCACACGTACTCGTTACATTGAGAAGCGGGCGGGCAGCGAGAACAAAACCTTTACATCTACCTCCGAGACCAATCCTGGTTTCTCTTATGAGGTGATGTCGAAGATTGTGACGCTCAGCGCGAATGACGTGATTAGCGTGAATTGTCACATGAACCACACCACGGTGTCCGGTTCGGTTCAGTTCTACCTTTATTTCACTAAGCCCTCGGGTGCTCGTGACTGGGTTGGGACGTCTGGTATTGCCGGCTATTTTGATGGTGCGAAAGTTAATTCTGAGATCTCCGCGACGTTCCAGGCGAATGAGGGTGCTGGCGAGTACTCGGTGGCCCTGATGGTTGCGACGCCGAAGAACAAAAGCATCGTACTCAACTATGGCGCCACGAACATGATCATCCACTGATTCAAGAATTTCCAGGGAGGGGTTGAGATGGCTTTTGATGATGAACACAAGAAATGCATGATCGCAACACTGGCGACAGTAGAGGCAAGCAACGACTACGGCATCATCACGGCACCGGACACTCTTTCCCTGGGCATTGGCCAGTGGACCCAGGGGAGGGCCTACGATCTCCTCTCCAAGTTCCCCTCGGGTACCTCTTTTGGGTCCACCGTGGACGGCTGGATGAGCCAGGGGCGCGATTCATGGACGATCTCGTCCCGTAAGTATCAGTACCTGTCGGG